AGTATTCTTGAATTATCTCCCATGTAAGGCAAAGGCATACCACGTTTAGTTAATTTATACACATCATCTAGAGCACTGTAACTATTTTGACCGTACATATCCATAAGATCGACGTAAGATTTTTCTTTTGCTAGGTCAAGTGCACTTTCAATATCCATTGACATTCTTGTAGCCAACTCTCTAAAATAACCAACAGTGTCGGAGTCACCCTCCAAGGAATTATAAAGTCTCCCTCCTTCGCGCAAATCTTCCAACATCTTTTTATAACCTACCAATTCTTTTCTTGCCAGTTCAACGGAAGCATTTCTAGCCATTTCGTTGATTTTCTCTAGCTCTGTTGGCGACATTGGCTTAGAAGGATCGGCAATTACATCTGTAACTATTCTACCTTTTCTAGTTACTGTAGAGCCTTGACCAGCAGCAGCAAGTTCCTCAGGGCTGAAGTTATAATCCTCAGGGCTTAGGCCAAAGCTTTCAATAACATCATCAAGATTAATAGTGTAAGTTTCACTGTCAACTGTTACTGCATTGTTAATAACATCGTTAATCAACTCAGGTGGCAAATCTTCTTGTAGTGTTGTTGAGTATTTTGCCTTTGCTGTCCTTACATTTTCAACCAGTTTACCAAGACCTTCTACGTCATTAGTACCCATAAGTTGCGCTACTCTATCTGGGTCTGCACCTTGAGACACTAGATACTTACCATAAGCATCTATTTCTGCAGTTTTACTTTCTTGACTTCTGCCAGATGAAGAAGAACTTGTACCACCAGAAGAAGAGCTTGTTCCGCCATAAGAATTAGCACGAGAGGCCGCAAGTTGAAGTACGGTATTTCTTCTTTGCTCCATAATTACTTCCATGCGAGCTTCTCTCTCACGTTCTGCCTGCCGTTCTTCAGCAGAAATCTCCGCTAGACGACCAAAAAAACCTGCTGCAAATGCTGAAGCCATTACATACCCTCCCTAGACATCAAACCCTTGGGCTTAGTCTCTGTCATTTCTTCTTCCATCATGAGGTCTTCCTCTGGCATATCTTCACCAGAGTCTTCCTCAGGTTCTTCAAGTGTAGGTTCATCTTCTGACATCATACCCATTGACTTGAGTTTCTTCTTTGCCCGTTCAGATGCGACTACGTAAGTCTTCATTTCCTCATCTTCGTCATCATCAAAACCTTCATCATAATCAATACCTACTTCATCAGCAGTAATCTTGATATATTCATGAATAACAGGTGCAATAATAAGACCAACGTCAATCGTATGAATACCATTCATGACTGCAGAACGTAGAATACCCTCTACAAGAGTCTGAAGATCAATACCTGTCTCTAGCATATCCAGAGCAGCAGCCATACGTTTCTTTTCTGTCAGTCTCATCAGATGAACCTCAAGAGCCTCTTCTGGATCAACAATCTCTGGAGGATTCTCGTAGGGAGCATTCTTAGGTGTGGAAGTCAGTGACTGTCCGGGGATCGGCATTTTATATTTTGTTTGCATTTTATTTACCTTTTCCTGCATCAGCCCAACCAAATACGTGATTACCAAGAGTCACCCAATCTCCACCAGCTCTTTTCCCCCACTTTGGGTTTGCTTTTTTTGGTGCATAATAGTGAGTCCTGTTACCTACAACTTCGTGACGTTGACCACTTAAAATTGCATCCGCTGCTTTGTAGGCTTCTTCACTAGGTTTAATTTTATCCATGTTTAAACCCCCTTTGCCCCCTGCGTAACCTGTCGCAAGATTCCAAGCAGAAAAATGTCCGGGCTTTAAAATAACACCCCTAAGACTGTCTCCCCCGTACTTACCAGAGTCCACTCGATTGGCAATAACAGTCCCTGCAGCTAACATACCTTCATATCCTTCACCAACAGCCTCTGCATGAAGTGTTTTAGCAAGCAATTCCCTATCACTAGCATCTGCAGCAATAGGTGTGTCAGGTCTAGCAATAGGCCGAGTAACACCCTCAGGTAGCTCGCCAGTATCAGGTACAGCCATACCAGTCACAGACCCACCTTCAATCTTTGGGGAGGATTCTTTTACTTTCTGTCTGATTCTAGCCAATGACTTAGCAATATCAAAGCCCTCAGAGTACATAGCTTCTTCCCCTTTAGCAGAGATACGAGACATAATACCTGCCCTCTGCTGTAGTCTTTCTTGTTTAGCTGGGTCTTCTTGCAAACGATCTGCAATCTCTGAAGCTCGTAAGTAATTTTCTTTATACATTTATTTGTCCTTAGAAGAAGATTTTAGAAACTGTATCAGCAACAAAAGCACCAAAAGCCATATCCCCTTCAGCCTCAATCTTATCTCGATATGCTTCTAGGTTTTTATCAGCCAACAAGATATTAACGTCTCTGTCTTTTTGTGACTCACTTCCACGGAAGGCCATGTCCATAAGATCACGTTCACGCTGATAAATTTTATCCAACTGAGCAGTGGTCAAGAGGTTAGCAGTTCTAGCAGCTTCCATGTTAGCTTCATTCTGTGCAGCAGTGTCCATTGTAGATACATCCTGACGCCACTTGGCATTAGCCTGCGCAACAATCAAGTTGTTATTCGCAATGAACTGGTCTCTCTGCTCACGAAGGGTAGCCATGAACTTCTCATTAGCATTTTCTTCCCCTGCATTAAACTGATTGATAGCATTAGTTTGTTGCGCACTGAAACGATTAGCTTCAAACACAAGGTTGTCGTAGAACTGATTAACCTGATTCTCACTTGCAGCATTAAACTGTTTGGCAGCATTCTCAGCAGCTTGATCTGAAAGAATAGAATTAATCATCTGTTGAGACTTAAAGATGGCAGTTTGCTGCTGGTTATTAACGTTAGTCAAGTCCATCTGCAAGAGATTACGTGCATTCTCAACTTGTGCTTGCTGGCGGTTATTGAGGTTAGCCATATCCATGTTAGACATAGCAGCAGCATCCGCAAGCAACTTAGCACTCGAAGCATCTAGGTTAGCTAGGTCTACTGTCTGAGCAAGTTTAGCGTTCTCAAGTGCCTTCTGTTGATCTGCAGTGAAGTTAATGTTAGCAATCTCACTAATACGGGCCGCATTGACAACGTTAGTCTGTTGTGTATTGCTAAGTTCTTGACCAGTAATAGCAGCATCAATTTGAGCATTAGCAAGAGCAGTTTGTTGTTTGTTAGACAAGTTAGCTAACTCAATGTTCATGTCATTGGTAGTATTGAACAAACGAGTCTGTTGCTCATTAGTCAACTCAAGCTGCCGTTCTTGAAGCACATTAGCTACATTAAAGATTGCAGTCTGTTGCTTATTATCAAGAACCTTACCTTGAAGAGCCGCATTAGATACGTACTCTTGGATAACAGCTTGCTGTTTAGCATTGAAAGTAAGATTGTTAGCCTCTGCAAAACGCTCTGACTCAATTATAGCAGCTTGTTGTTTATTGTCAAGAACCTTACCCTGAAGGGTAGCTCTCAGTTGCGCATTGGCCAAAGCTGTCTGTTGTCTATTAGAGAGGTCCTGAATTTCAATCTGTAGGTTTTCAGCAGACTGTTGAAGTATGGCTTGCTGTTCATTATTAAGGTTAATATTATTAACTTCAGCAATACGAGAAGCATTGAACATAGCAGTTTGACTACGGATTTCCATAGACCTGCCTTCAAGAGCAGCACGAGATTGTGCATCCTGAAGAAATGCTTGTTGTTTAGCGGACGCATCAAAGTTAGCAGCCTCAAAGTTCTGAGTAGACTGAAGTACAGCCATTTGTTGCTCATTGCTAAGTTCTTGCCCACGCATAGCAGCTTGAACTTGCAGGTTTGAAAGTGCTGTTTGTTGCTCGTTACTAAGACCGGCCATCTTAATTTCTAGATTTTGAGCAGACCTTTGAAGGATACCTTGCTGTTCATTCGTCAAATTAATGTTATTCATCTCAGCATAACGAGCAGCATTACCAATAGCAATCTGAGCGGTAATACCAAGAGAAGTTTCTTGCAAACCTGCCTTAATTTGGGCATTAGCAATAACAACAGCCTGTTGATTGCTTAAATTTTGAGTCTGAAGAGCAAAAGCGTTATTACTGTTTTGAAGGGCGGCTTGCTGTCTGTTGTTTAGATTAGCAATTTCTATGTTCTGTGCCGCAGCAGCATTAGCAAGCGCAGTCGCTTGACGATTACTGAGGTTCTGTAGTCCCATGTTGAAGAATGCTTGAGCATCCTGTTGTGCAATAGGCAGTGCAGACTCCATAGCAGCTTGTACAATAGCAGCACCAGCCATAGATGAACCACCAAGACCTCTAGCAGCCATAGCAGCATTAGCCGCACGAATACCGCCAGCAGCCCATGCAGGAGTGCCATCGTTGAACTGCTCCATCAACTTGTTCATTTGACCCTGAATAGTGGCTTCAGGTGGGACAGACCCAAGTTGAGCTTTTGCAATGGCAGCTTGTGAAAAGGTTCCTTGTTGTGCTTGAGCTACGGCAGCAGTACTAAGTTCTTCAATTGTTGCCGCAACAGCTTCTACTGCCTCAGCAGCCTTAAGAACATCTTTAGCATTAACTAGCTCATTAGCACCCACTTGACCTTGAGCACCCTGTACTGTAGACTCGAAGTCTGCCTTAGCCGCCTCTGCTGTAGGATATTCTCCTGCTTTAGCTGCATTTTCAACAGCAGTATTCTCGATTTTAGCTGCTTCTGTTGGAGGTAGGTTGTAATAGTCTTGGGCTGTAATAGTTTCACCCGACTCTACTTTACCTTGAGCAGCTTCAATATTAGACTCATAATCTGAGGTAATTGTTTCTGCTTGTTCTGCAGTCATACCGATACCCTGAGCCTGAGGTATTTCTGCATCAGAAACCTTACGAGTCCCAGTTTGTACCGTACCAAGATCATAATCTGTAACAGCTTCAGCCTGAGGTGTAGTGCCATCAAACTTAGCGGCAACTGCTTGGAAAGACTCACCTGTTACTTGTGCAACAGCCTGAGGCAACTCAAGACCAGTAGAGGCAAGAGTAGCAGCTTGAGCAAGTTGTTCAGGAGTTAACTGAAGGTCAGGTACTTCTTCAATTTGCTGGGCGATTTCAATCTGAGGTGCACTAAGTCCCAGTTGAGCAAGAGTGGTAGGGTCTGTAGCCTGAGCTTGAACTTGAGTAGAAACTTCACCTTGAGCAGCCTCTAACCCACCTTTTATAAAAGTGTCTGGTGGTGTACCTTTAACAAAACCTTCTGGAGCAGTCCAACCACCGGTAGGGGTTGTAACACTTTCTCCAGTAGTTGGGTTGTAGTATGTCTCAAGAGCCATTGTGGTCGGAGAGCCTGCAGGAGGAGGTGTAAATCCAGCTTGACTAGGGTCTACTTGTTTATATGGTCTTTCTACACCCTCAAGTGCCTCTCCAACAGCTTCACCAGATGTAGTTGCAGTCATCGTAGACGCAGGTGCACCTTCTGGGGCCGTTACTGTTTCTGCAGCATCAACGGTAGACACGCTAGTATCTGTAATCTCGCCAGTGGGTACACCTGTACCTTCAGCAACTAATTGTTCTGGAGTTACTGCAATTTGATTTACTGTGGGTTCAGTGACAAAAGACTCTGGTGTGTTAAGGGCACGATCAGAAAGTTCTCTTGTAGTTGGACCTGAGGTAGCCTGACGAGCGCGTATAGTCTCTAGTGCAGTTTGAGCTTCTTGAGCTGCCTTTTGAGCTTCTTCAATAGCTTTCTGATTTCCTGTCTTTTGTACCTCAGTGAGTACAGCAAGCTTTTTATCCAGTTCAGTTTTGGCAGTGCTAATATCTTGTTGGAGTACTTGGTCTGGGTTTTCAACACCTTCATACTTTTGTTCAACACGTTGTTGCAATTCAGGGGCAGCACCAGCTTTAAACTTACTAAGGAAACTCTCAGGGTCTTGCTGATAACTCTGCATCCAATACTCAAGACCTTCTTGCTCAGGTGCACGACCTAAGAAATCTTGATATGCACCACGAACATTAGCTTCAGGAGAGTTTTGAATTTCTCTACGAATATCCTCAATAGTCTTACCTTCATTAAGCTGACCAGTATAATAGTCATAACCACCTTGCTCAGGTGCACGACCTAAGATGTCCACATAGGCTTTAGTAATTGGGTCAACTAATGGAGAAGGCGCTGGACCATTTACTGGGCCATCAATAGGAGAAGGCGGTGGGCCACCAATACCGGTATCAAAATTATCTAAAGGAATTTCATTTGTTACCCCTCCACCTTCAGCAAAACCTTTCTGCATTGCACGGGAGAACTTACCCATCTTAGCAGCAGCACCGGGGTTAGATGAAAGAAAAGCCTCCATCATTCTTGGGTTGACTGGTCCATCATAACCCATTTTAGTCAGGAGAGAGTGTTGTTGTTGAGGGGTAAAGTTCATTAGAGATTCTCCGACCAGTCGGGGTTAAGTGTCCAAGTAGTCCCGTCAAAAAAATATTTACCGCCTTGCCAATCCTCAGGAGGTGTTACGCCAGTGTGCATATTACTATTGCTACTGCCACAATCCATAATCATAAACTTAACAGGCTCCCCTACAACAGTATTTTTATTACCAATCTTGAGTACTTCTGAGTCATCAAAAACATATAAAGATACATTATTTTTAACTAGGGTTTTCATTTATCAACCTTTCACGATAATTTTGTCAGAAGCAATAGCCAGTCCAACATAAACTTCAGGGATGTCTGCAACTGTATCTAGAGTTCCGTCTGTTTGAAGGTAATATTTGTTACCTGCTGTTAGACTAGATTGTGCATCATCTACAGAACCAACAATTTGTATCTTTGCTGTTTGTCCGTCTGTGTATGCCCCACTAGAAATACCAACAAAGTTATTTTCTGTTGTTAAGAACTTAGGGTAAGACAGTGCCTTACCTTGCCCACTAATTGAGTAAGCCACTACAACACTTTCATTATCTGGGTCGTACACAGAAGAGAAATAAGAACTAAGGCTGGACTCAATTACCAGTTCTGATTCAAAACTAATGCTTGTGCCTGAGACAGTACCTTCAATAACTGTACCATAATTAGAATTTCCAGTGTCTCTGTATGAAACAACTACCTTACCTGACTGCGGGTTATAAGAAGAACTGATATAACCAGTGTTGCTGTTGTTAAATTCAACAGCAGTACCGAAGCTAATGGAAGTACCACTTACAGTACCTACAATACCATAACCTTTTCCTGTACTGTCGTCAGAGTAAAAAATTACAGGTTTGCTGTTAACAGAATCGTAAGCTATACTCAAACCTTCTGTTATACTCAGCGTACCTGTTCGAAACTTTACTGGTGTGCCAAAGCTAATGGAAGTACCGCTTACAGTACCTATAACTGCATATCCATCAATGTCTGACGTTTGAACATAAGCAGTAACTATCTTTGCGTTTGTCGTATCATAAACACTTCTTATCTTAGTAGTAGTAGTAGCAGCATAAAGACCAGCAGTACCAAAACTAATGCTCGTACCTGAAACAGTGCCTACAATACCATAACTACTACCACCTGTCGGATAGAAAACAACAACTTTACTGTTACTGGTATCATAAGTTATATTTGTCTCAAGTACAGTGTTATCAAAAAGAACAGCAGTACCAAAACTAATGCTTGTACCTGAGACAGTGCCTACGATTGCATAGCCATCAGTTTCATCAGAATATGAAATAGCCACCTTACCGTTTGAAGAATCAAAACAAGCTGATATACCTCGTGTAGCTGCACTTGCAAAAACAACAGGAGTACCAAAACTAATACTTGTACCAGTAACAGTCCCAACTACAGCGGTACCATAGCTTGAATTTCCGGTGTCCCTGTATGCAATTACAACTTTATTGTTCGTGGTGTCATAGGTGGCAGAGATATAAGAAGAAGTAGCACTTTCAAAAACAACAGAGGAAATAGCAGGCGCAACACTGACTGTACCATCCGTGTTCACAATCACCATTGACCCATCAGACAATGCACCTGAGGCTGTAGCTTGAAAAGAAGGTTTAGCACCATCAATAAGTGTTTGTATATCCGAACCACCAAGAGTGATACTACTAACACTAAAGTCACCAGCAGAAGTGAGTGTAGCTACATTACCACCAGAATAACTAAAGTTAAGATCAGTGCCAGACTCAGTAATAGCAAAGTCACTAATTGTAATGCCAAGCTGAGAGTCTACATAAGCCTTAGTTGCTGCATCTGTGCTTGATATTGGTGTGGGTACAGTGAGAGTACCGCTAAAAGTGGATGAACCAGAAGAAGTAATATTACCTGTCACATTGCCGGTCAAGTTTCCTGTAACATTACCTGTAAGGTTACCTGTAACATCTCCGGTAACATTTCCTGTGAGATTGCCAGTCACATTACCTGTTAGGTCCCCAGTCACATCCCCTGTGATATTACCAGTTACATTACCAGTCAGGTCACCAGTGACATTGCCTGTAAGATCACCTACAAATCCTGTGCTTGCAGTGATGGTAGTGCCTGTGATAGCAGCAGCAGTAGAAGCACCAATGGTAGTTGCATCAATGGCTCCACCGTTAATGTCTACAGTTGTGAATGCGCTAGTGCCTGTAGAAGTGATATTACCAGTGACATCACCTGTAAGAGGTCCACGAATATCATCAATATACGCAACACCATCAATATAAATATCTTTAAACTCAGCACCAACAGCACCAAGATCAATATCGTTATCTGTTACAGGAAGAATGGCACCGTCTTGAAAACGTACTTGTTCAACAGCAGAAGAAGATACCTCAACAAAAACACCAACACGGTTATTGGAAGTATCTACACTTACTTTGTTCAGACCATCTACATCAGCAATCAGAGGGACATATGATCCTTCATCAGAAGAACCATCGTGCTTGTGTCCTGTAGTACCTGCGCTATCAAAAGCAAAGGCATCACGAAGTTTATTGTATTCTGCATTAACAGGGGCAGCTTTAACAACGTTTGTTGCGATAATTTCTGAAGCTGACTGTCTAGTGTAACCTGACATTTATATTTCCTTTATCGTCTATCTGCCAAAGTATAAGATATTACGTAGGCTTGAATTGTGTGGCTAGGTTGGTCTTCTGTAGTTACATAGCTAAATGAAACAGAGTCCCCTGAACCTTCTATGTTTGATTTCTTTACTGGGCTTGGGTTGCCATCATATATGTCTGTAGAATCGTATGTAGCAGTGTTCCAGAAGGCAGCAGCACCAGCAGTAGATGTAGAGTAGTCTGTAGGGTTTAGTGTCTCTGTGTTACCATAATCATATGATACACCTAGGTTGATTGTGACCTGACCTTCTGCTCTAAGATAGGTATGTACGTTGTAACAAATCTTTCTAAGAATAGGGTCGTCCATAAATACATACGGTGTTTGGTACAATGAAAGAATAGGATTACCGCCAAAGTTTTGCCCTGATTCTTGTCTGTTGACTTTACCTGTGGAATCCCCGTGAATCACATATTCTTCATCGCCAATGTAACCAGAGTCTCCACAAGAAACCTCAATACCTACAAGCTGAGAATACTCAAATCCCATACCCTGTTGGCCTGTTCTTCTGATAGAACCAATAAGACCTAGGGATTCAGAGTTAGCAAAGAAAAGCCTAAACTGAGACTTCTTATTCAGTACCAAGATCGTAATAGTGCTAAGGTCTTCTGTTGCAGTAAATGTCTCAAAGAACTCTTGTACCGACTTAGACAAAGTACCAAGTTCAATATCACCAATACGTTCAGTAGCACTTACAGGTCTAATACCATCAGGAGCTAGGAAGAGCAAATCACCATTAAATTCTACCACAGAATCAGAAGAGACGCAACCTAAATTATTAGTAACATCAAGAAGTTGAAAGTCTGCAATACTATTGCCAACAAGCTTTTTAATATTATTGACACCAAAAATAAACAGTTGATCTCGGAAAGCTTTGATTTGTTTAATCTCAAACCCTACATTAATTACTCCAGCACCAGCAGCAGGGGTCCAATCTGTTTCATCAAGAGGTGCAGAAAAGTACAATATATTTGTGTCAGAAGAATCCCCCGCTAAAAACAGGTGACTGGCAAAACTTTCACAAAAAGAAGGAGCAGAAGGGGAAGAACCACCAGTAATCTGTGCGTAGGTTGTCCCGTCCCAAGTAGCAGCAGGATTAACCCCATCTACCATAACAAGTTTAGCTACACCCCAGTTGACTTTAGCAAATCTGACTTTAGATACACCAGTCATTGTTGGTGAACCAGCAGTAGTGGGAGTTACCCAAGCACTTGTACCGTTATCCCAGTAATGAAAATAATTATTACCTGAAGCTGGTTTTCTGCAAGCAAAAATTCCATCATTAAGTTGATTAAATACTGCAACCCCAAGAACAGGAGTGTCAGTTTCTCCGGGAACAGTGCCGTAGTCATTAGTGTACCCGCTGATACGACGATACCCACCCTGAAGGGCAGGCTCATAGTTAATCATACGTATGGCTGAACCGGGGAGTTGGCTTGCTTGAGTGAGAGGGTCTTGGTTAGTAATTAGTCCCCCCACACAAGAGGCAGGAAAAGAGCTAATTCTATCCGGCATTAGTTCTACCTTGAATCATTGTTGAGGTTACTCTAATGGGTTCATCAATAAGCACCCGTTCCATCTGGCGGATACCTTCTTGGAATTTCTGTTGGTTAATTGCTGCACCTTGTTCATTAGAGCGAAAGACCATCATGTAGTACATTGCCCCATCAATAATAGTGTGATTAAACCTAGCAGGAATAACGCACTCGTCATTATATAGTGTCAAATCAGAGGGAAACTTCCAATATACATACTCTACTTCATATGCTGCATCAGGGACAGGTGTGAGTCCAAACTTCTCATCGTAAGTCTGATACACATATTCAGGTGATGAAATACCACTACCGGAGTCTCCTAGCTCATCCATAGAACGATAGTTCTTAACATATTGTTCATAAGTAATTGCAGGAAGATGTGTAGGATTGTTTTCTTTTGATGCAAGTTGTTTTAAATAAAATGTTTCATAGTCTGCTGTTGAATAATCTGCAGGAAAGTCATAAGTTCCTGTACCAGCAGCAAGTGTTTGTGTATAAGTAGTTTTAAGAAAAGGCCACTCTTGACCCTTCTGTAGAATTTCATTGATGCTATTATTAACCGCAGCTTTAGCCAAAGACTGTACGCCGCGAACAGACGTAAACCCATCTCCTCCTGTATCAAGGGTTACTTCATTCAATCTAGTGAGTAGAAGATTAACAAGGGTTACGTAATTAGACATTCAAATACCTCTAAGAGAGCTAGGGGACCACCCTAAGGCAGTCCCCTAAGTTAGTTACGCGAGAACGTCACGAACAACTTCATCAGCAGCGCGGCTTGTACCAACACTGTCAACATCCATCAGATACGCGAAGACACGAATCTTACCAGAGGTATCCGGTGTAGTACCAAGCACGAGCACGTCGATGGTGTCCGAGGCAGTCACGATGATGGGAGCAGCAGTGTTTGCCAGAGTGGCATAGTCACCAGCCGAACCACCAGTGATAGTGAAACCGTCAACAAATGCGTCAACGTCACCACCTGTGATACCAAGGTCTGCAGTACAGGAAGTACCACCAGCCGGAGCAGCAGTGATTTCCATACCTGCAAACATTACTGCGGTGTTAGTACCAACAGTGATTGCTTGGATGATGTCGTTAGCTGCAAGAGCAGAACCCTTTGCCGTAGCTGCAGCCGCGAGGTCAATTTCAACCTCAACGAAATACGGCTTACGACCGGGGTTACCCTTACCACCAACGGCTTTTGCGAGAGAGCTTACAGTAGCCATGATTTAATCCTTTCTATCTCAGCTTAAGCGAGGTTATACTTTGCTGTGACAAGAGCCTCAGGACGCAGAATCTTACGGCCATAGAGGTGCATACCACGAACAATATCTGCGAAGCTGTCAGGATCACGGTACGTCTCTGTCTTGTTGATCTGTTCTGCCGTAGCAACAGCGGAATCATGACCACCAACAATCACACCGTAGTTAGCATTCTGGTTAGCAGTACCAGTGGTAGCTGCGCCAGTACCAACCGAAGGCAGGTTGTTAGAGACATAGACACGGAAGCCATTCCAGTTGTTCAGCACGAGGCCGTTACGGAGAGCACCCGAATCACCGAAGTCTGCGTTCATGAAGCGCGAGTCTTCATCCTGCAGGATTTCCATCATCACCGGATCAATAACAATCCAACGACCAGCTTTATCGACATTCTGTTGATCCAGAAGACGACCCATACGGTTGATGAGCATCACCGGAGAAACATAAGCAGTCGGAAGAGCAGTAGCACCCGGAAGACGTGCAGCAACAGGGATCGAGTGATCGCCAGCAGAGCCAGTCGTGATGTTACCAAAGTCACCCTTCTTAAGCTTCATGCTCGACAGGAGTTCGTCGGAACCTGCAGTGTCCACAGCCTTAGAACCGTTAACTTGGTCATTAACAGTGTCAGCATTTGCGTGAGTTGCAGATTGCTTGTAACCCGACAGATAGCCCAGAACTTCTTGGTCATGCTGGTCAGCCAAGCGGTAAGCCGCACGGTTGGTAGCAAGGTCCATAAAGTTGACGTGGCTGTGTGCTTCTTCAATGTCATCTGTTTTGAAAGCAAAATAGTTAGCTTTGTCGATAACCAGCGAGAAGTCTTCGTCATCAAGGTCTTGTGCTTGAATCTGAGTACCACGGGCATAAGGGCTTACGGAAATTTCCGGCTCCTTGATGATACGAACTGTGTCACCTTGAGCAGCAATTTCACCAAAGTAATCCGAGTTAGTGATGTCACCAACAACGGTCGATTTACGGAAGGCAAGTTGTACCTTCTTGGAATAGATTACGGAACTAAAATTCCCGTTGGGAAGGTTGCCGTAACCGCTTGCGGTATTAAAAGCCATTTTATAATCCTCCTATGATATTTGGCTTTGCGAAAGCTAAACACCACGTCTAAGAGGCTGTACTTTCTAGGGTGCACTTAAGGTCACTCTGGCCGGAGTTCACTAAAGCGGGCCTATACTAATTCAGGTTAGTCTTATTGTGCTGTAGGCTTTGAAGGTTGTAGGTCAGGTTGTCCATAATGGGGCTGACCTACGTATTATCCTTAGACAATCTAAGTTATATTTAAAAAGTTTTGGTTGTCAAGGGTTTATTATCGTGCACCACCTGAAAGATCATACACAAAATTACCTGAAGCTTGAGCTGCTTGAATAGCCTCCCAACTATCTTCAAATTCTTTATCAGACATCTTAGCAACTTGAGATTCTTTAATAATCTTGCCTTTAAAGTCTGCATTAACTCTTGGGGTAGCAGAGGTCTTAACTGACTTAGCTGCATCCTTAGACTGAGCTTTCTTTGCGCTAGGTGTCATACCATTATCAACTTTATACAAGTCAATGACACGAATGACAGAAGCAGGATCGTCAGAGTTCTCGTAGAGAGCGTCTTGAACCCACTTAGGTTGATCCTCTGCCCAGCTATGGAAGTCATCAGAAGCTCTTAGTTCGTCAAAGTCCTCATGAGCCTTGCGGATTTGAGTTTCTGCTTTAGTACGTTGTGCTTCATACTGAGCTTCATCAAATTCTTTTAAACGACTCTCTGCTTTAGAAAAGAGTTCCTTAGCTTTTTTCTCTGCAATAGTGTGAACAATACTAGCTACATCAGGATACTTACGAGACCATGCTTCAAGGTCTTCATCTGATTTGGGGGGAATAACTTGAGTTGTTTTCTTTGCTTGTTCTAGTTGAGCAAAACGTTCTTCCCACTCTTTTTCTTTCTCAGCCATATGACGACGAAGATCACCATAACGCTTCTTAAAGGTTTTTTCCTCTGCGTCCAGTTCTTTGTCTTCTGACTTAGTTTCTTGTACATCTTCTTGAACTTCTTCTTCTTGAATTTTTTCCTCCACTTCTTCAGAGGACTTACTCATCAGAGCTTCCAGTTCTTTTTCCTCTTGCTCAATACGAGCTTGATTCTTAGAACGACGATAACTCGAATCTACATATACTTTATCTTGGGCCATAACTATTCTCCTTTGTTGGGGCCTGCTAGACTAACTAGCGGGGTAGCCATTGTACTACGTTACTTTGAACCTAGACCACGACGTTTCTTTTCCGTTTTACGGGTAACTTTACTTTTATATTTTGAGGGTTTTGCGACGAAACCACCTTCAGCCATTGGCATAAGATCATCTTCAATATCTTCTACTGTCAAGCCTTTACCTGTAGTTTGGCCATACTGGTTTTCTTGAGCATCCTTGACATTTTCTTCATATTGTTTTTGAAAGGCATCGTAACGTTCTTGTGCTCTTTTCTCTTCTGCAGCACCATCTTCAGTACTAGTTTTTTTACTTGCGCTGGGAACAAAAAGTTTTTCTTTTGGTTTGCTTGTTGTGCTGCCCATAGAACTTCTAACATCAGTAATACCACTAAGGAAACCTTTACCTGATGCCCAAGACTCGTCAATAGCATCAAGAGCATTTGGAAGTTCATCAACATAAGACTTGATATACCCGTCTACAGTTGTGGTATCTATACCTCGTGCTTTAAGGTCTTCTCGAACTGCTCGTGCTTTTGCAAGAGGATTAAGCTCTGAGAAAGCTGCCCCAGCAATGCCAAGGCCCAATCCAGCAATCCCACCCATACCAATAGCCGCCTTTGAAAGTCCCTTTACAACCTTACCTTCTATGCTTGGGCTTAAAAGTTCTTTGACAAATTCTTCTGGATTTTTATCAATCTTTTCGATATTTTTTTCTGCCCAACTCTTGTATTGAGAACCTCTATTAGCTTGATCCTGAGAAAGCTCCATGCGGCGTTGCTCACTTTCAGAGTCATCACGGACATCAAGGACTTCCTCTGTGGTCTTTTCGCCCATCTGCTCAGAAGCCATACCTGCGTTTTCCATAGCTTGCTCACGGTTTTCAGGTGTAGCACGAACAAACCCTTCAGGTACAAGACCCATAGGCTGACCATTCAGAAGTGTAATAGGACGAATTTGACCAGTTTCTACATTAATATAGTCTACAATCTCAATGCCACCACCAGAGCCTGCACCCATTTGATTTCCGCTAGGGTAAAGTTGATACTGAGAAGGGTTAAACTTTGGGGCTTTAACTTCACCACCTTCAGCCATACCAACAGGCATACGCATGTTTGGGTTGTTGTATTGCATCTGTTGTTGAGCGTAGGGGTTATATGCTGGAATAGGTTGCTGTTGAACCATACCACCCATAGCCATACCCTGTGGTGCTTGACCAAGGGCTTCAGCAAGCATTTGCATTTCTTCTGGTGTTAGTTCGTCATCTTCCATTGGTACACCTTGGGCATCCACAGGTTCACCACCAATACGACCTTCAGACTCCATTTTAGAGAAAGCTTCTTTAGCCTTTGCACGAAGGGCCTCAAAGAAACGAACACCGTAATACCGGACTACATCAGCAGGTACAACGTATTCTCCCTCTGAAAGTTTAGCATCTACATTGTCTCGTACTTCTTCAGACAAGCTACCGGGAGGTACTTCATTACCTGTGACTGGCTCTACACGGGCACCATCATCCGCAAGGCCACCTTCTTGATATAGTCTGTTCATCTGTTTCTCCACTGTTCCGCCTTTGTTATATTTTTGCACCAAACCGCCTTCAGCAAACTTGGGTGCAGTAAAGTCATACCCTTGATCTAAGGCACCTTTAAAGGACACTTCTATTCCTGTAGTAGGTAGGTCCACAACTTTACCTGTATCTTTGTCTTTATAGGCCATAGGTTCATAGTCTATATCTACTAAACGGGTACTAAAGTTCTCTCTCCCAAGCTCTTCCTCGTACTCTTTAAGAATTTTATTTAGAGCTTTTTTATAAGTTGCGGAAAAACCACTTGAAGGTTTTAAAGCATTAAAATATCTAGCACTGCCGGGAGTAAACCTCTCAGCAACAATACGCTCAAAAGGAGGAATCACAATACGAGATATATCACGAGTTGCAGCTTCAGCTAAAAGCCCATCAAAAGCAAGACGGACACCTTCTTCAGTTTTTTGAATTGGTGGTTTAGGAAGTTCTCTTTCTGGATTAGCTCGTAGGTCATCCCTGATTTCAGTAAGAAGTTCAGATATGGTGGTCACTTCGCGCGCTGGGTAATATTTCATAATATCCATAGCAACTCTGTATGCTCTGAAGCTGCCCTCAGAAGAGTTATTTATAAACTTTTCATGCGCATCTTTTAATTCTTCAGGCAACGCATTAAATTCTTTGTATTGATTTATGTCAGCAGCTATACTAAGGCCCTCAGCAATCTCGTCGTCGGAAGCTTTTACAAATTCGTCAAGGTCACTTGGAGTTATATGGAGACCGTACTTTGCATAAACTCTGTCGGAGTTAGGAAGTGGTTTTGTCTCAAAACCTTTTTGCAAAAGATCGCTTTGAAGCTCCTCAAGAAGGATGTAGTCTTGCCCTGTCCTTGTGTCTGCTTTCACAGATGCGCGTGCATGTGATAATGTGTTATTCTCAAAGTGTTGAGAAATTGCTCTAAAATTTTTTCCGCTAGGGCTGTTAGCATTTACGATAAGTTCAAAGTAGTCGACACCGGGATCTAGAACTGGTTGCCGTTGTAATGAAGAGTACATAGGCTGCTCTACAAGGTATACAGAAGCATCCCAAAGTTTACCCTCAAAAAGGTTGTCAACTTCTTCACGGGTGTATTTTTGTTGCGGGTTAATCTTCACCCCCAGACTTTTAAACTCCGAGGCTCGAATAGAAGGGCTATCTTGAAACTCTTTAAGAAGCTGAGACCCTTTTATCCCATCTTTGGGAAAAGTAAGTTGGTTAATAACTTCGGGGATAGGGGACCTAAAGACAGCAACTTGATTACTTGTTCGAGAAGAGGCACCCAAAAAACCATAGGGATCATACTCTTCATTTAACACCCGATAACGTTCAAGGTACTCTTGAAACTCAGGACGTTCTTGCAAGTTAGACAACCGTTGATTAACATAGTTGACCAACTTAGGTTCTGGGTCCATGCCAATGTAGTCAAGCACCTCTTCTATGGAGTTACGTCCAAGAGCTACATTTGCAAGGTCATGAACTCGAAGGTTAGGGGCATAACCTAATTCAAATTCTGGGCCGCTACCAAAAGTATCACCATTTTCTGGGTTTACAAAAAAAGGACCCTCATTAATAGTACCCTCTTGTTCAGGTTCAAAATTAAGATCAAGATGATTTTCCCACTGGTCCTCTTCAAAAATATCCCGAAGTTTTTTATTCCCAAAAGTTGGGCTGGGGTACTGAGTATTCTCCCCCCGCACCCTAAATCGAGGAACTTTTACAGGACCTGATTTTGAGCGCCCCCCAAAAGAACGCACAGCACCTTCAGGCACTTCTGCAACAGAACTCATTGAGGCAGAACCGGCAACCCCAAACACGTCACCGTAGGTACCCCTACCCCTTACGGCATCACTAACACTTTCATATGCACCCGTCATAGCGTCAACACCAAACTGTTTCATCTGTTCTGCAGAAGGAAGGCTTGGGTCTCTGATATACTCTTTAACGGCAGGAACTACGTCCTCTTCGATTTTTGTTCTTGTCGTGCGTTGGTCTGCAGCAGGTTTAATAGTATAAACTTCGCCAGTAACAGTCTCAAAAACAGAATTACCTGCTTCATCTTTACCAATAAATCTATCTTTAGGTCCAGAACTTTGGGGTCTGTCAAAAAAGGGTACAGATTCAATATCAAGATTAGCCATTATTCACTTTTTCCCTCAGTCTTTTTAAACTATTAAGTTGTTTCAATTCACCTTGATACCGATACAAATCTCTT